ATATGTTTTATCTTATTCCCTTTTTTATAGGTGTGATAATTTTTTTGATCTGACATGCTCGATAGCCTCTCTTAGCTCTGCGCTTGCTTTAATATTTATAGAAGTGCAACCTGAAACACACTTGCCCGCCCCAGTTCCGGCGATGAGAAATCCTGATCCAGCGGCAACTGCATCCAGCACGCACTGTAGCTGGTATGGGCGCAATTCAAATTTTTTGCCTGGTCTAATTTCAGCCGCACCCATAATATCAAGGCCTCGGGCAGCAGTAGCGATTCCTCTGCTGTCTACCTCTGTGATCTGCGCGTCAATGCTGGGCGCCTCAAAATATTTTCTATTATCTACTATCTCTATATCGTATCCCCATGAATCGAGATAGGGCACGATCTTATCGATTAAACGAATATATGTTTTTCCAGTCTTCTCAAAGAAACGAATTTTTCCATCCCACCTACCCAGCTTATAGGCAGGCATGAAGAAATATCCATCAACGTGCAGAGCAAATGCATTCCACAGTACCTCAAGATGAGTAGATTGAAGTCCGGATACAGTACACCAGACTTCATCCGTGACTGTTAGATAACATTTTTTAGTCATTGTGGATCGTACAGGAAAATGTGAAGTGTGTCTGGGGTATTATAGCTAGAAACAGTTAATCCATTGGAAGCAAAGTGTCTATCGATATTGAGACTGTCCACAAGCTCCGACCAATAAATCTCGACAGAGTTCTTGCTGTTAGATGAAGTTGCCTGCTGTATTAAATTAACAACGGCTATGAATTTAGAGATGCCTATCATTTCTCTGGGGGTTATCATTGGATCTTCTGCCAACTCAACGCATGCTCCATCATTCTGCACAATTACGTATCTAATGTCAGTTGTTATTCCTGATCTAGGATATACCACGCTGATTACTGGCTTTGCGAGGCTCAGGCCCGGAGCTAATAAATTGATCATTGGGGTAATACCATTGATGCTCCCGACCGTACCATTAATAGCTTGCCCGCTGCTGTTAAGAATTCCGGTGAAATTGCTTCCGGCTGAGGTCGAGGCGCCGGAACCGGTACCATTTATTGCCCCTATACTTCCGCCCAGGCTATTACCATTGCTACTAGTACTGCTACTGTTGCTAGCAATCTGTGGTGTGTTACCATTATTAATTCCAGTCTGTGGAATATTACCTCCAAAATTTGGCCAATTTGGTGGTTGAGGAGCAACAGGATTAGCTCCCGGCTGTTTTCTAGTTAAATCTACCATCTCTGAACCTCTTATTTTCTTATAGAATAGCATCTTGCATTTCTGCTACTCTGAGTTTAGTTATGTGTGAAAGCATCCATCCTAATTGCTTTAGAGCTTCTACTATTGATAGTAGATTATTTTTTAGCAGCGTTACTTCAATTATAATTTGATTTAGCTCAACAATCTCTTTCTCGCTGGCAATATAAGCTTGGATATCACGTGTAGATAGAGTGCGTGAATATCCTTCATTATATTTTTTCCACAACTTACCAACCTTTTTTTCTTTTATGTTGTTGATCCATTCTTCAAGCGCCTTGAGCTGCTGATAGGATTCATCATATGAAGCAAGATTGTGGGGCAATGTTCTGATAATTTCTTCAAGTCGACGGCCCTCCAGCTTAAACAGCGGTTCTGCTGCCTGAATTCGTTGTTCATATTTTGGAAGAAGATCAATAATCTCTTCCATTTTTTCCTCATCAAGGGTAAGTAAAAAGCTCATTTAGGCATTCCTGCTAAATATAAAATCATTCGTCCTGTAACAAAAATCAACACATGCATTTCCAAGAATATTGAAAGTCTTTCTATCCGTCAATATTGGTGGATTATTGTTAATAACAATATCATTGACAGATGGACCAACATCAATTATTTCTATATTGATTTGGCCGAGCGTGGATGATAACCTAATTCCTTTGGCTTGTGTCGATTTAATGATACATTTCAATTTTGCTTGTGCACAATATGTTATGAATTTATTCATGATTGACGTGAGGGAGCGCGAGCTCCCTCAACCATCTTTTAGCGTTCTTCACTCACTAGGCTCAAAGATTCAATAATATCCTTGACCTTTTGATTGAGCTTTCGAGGAGATACAAATACTTCCCGGCGCTGGTTATGAACTTCATTACCGTCGGCGCTGGTGATTTCTGTATAATCAAGAATAAAGCCACCTTGCACTACTTGAATCACGATTGAGTTTTCCATTTTATTCCTTTGAATCTTCTTGTTCATCAACATAACTTGCACCATCTGCCATGAGCTCAATGACGCTCTTTTCAGATTCCGTGATCTTAGGGTGTGACATGATTTCTGCTACTAGTGCTTCATCAAGGTGCTTTGTTTGGAATTTTCTAACTTCTTTTCCTGGAAGTTCAAGAGATTTCCATGCTCCTGAAGCCTTGACAATTCCCATGTCTTCCATCATGTCCAAGAATCCAGAATAAGGATTCATGCCTGATGAATATGGAACTTCTACTTCTACTCGGGTTCCAACTTGAGCGAAACGAGACTTATAGGTCTCTACCTTCATTCGCACACCAACGACATCAGTACCTTCTTTTAGCTTAGCTGGGACTATAAGCATAATTTGGGATGCTGAGTATCGAATAGCGTTATTAACAATCCACAGTCCCTGTCCATTCATTAGGTCAGCATTTGGATAAACCTGGTGCGTCACTAAGAAAGACATTGGGTTGCGCTTGATACGGCTGACGAGCGTACGCAGCATATGCTTGGATTGTTTCGCACGTTGACCTTGATCACCTTTCTGGACGCCCGACTGAAAGTGGTCATTTTCAGAATCTGTAATCAACATATCGATAGAATCGAGAGCGATGACTACTGGGGGAGATTCTGGATTATCACGGCCATAGGCCTTTTCATAATCGGTAATAAATTCTGATACAACCTTTACAACATCACCGAAAGTCGTTACGCCTGCATACAAGAACCGATCTTCACTAACATCAACACCGATCTTCTTCAAATATCCAACATCAAGAGCATGCTCTGAATCAAGCATGAGAATGAATGCCCCTTGAGCTTGGGCGTTCTTTACAACATTAGATAAGATGAAAGATTTGCCAGCACCAGATGGACCAGCTAGACATGTAATGCGCCCTTGAGGAATTCCTTTTGAGAATGACCCAGAGATAACTTTATTTAACGCCAGATTTCCGGTGCTGTACCAGAACTTTGGAGGAGAGAAGTCCGTTACGATGGATTCCATCTTATTGAGAGACTTCTTAAAATCCTTGAGAAATGACAGTGCCATTTTATACTTACTCCTTTAATATAAGGGTAAGCTAGAATTTCTAGCTTACCCGTTATGGATTATTCGGCTGAGGATTGCTGAGCCTTAGCACGAGCACGGAGTTGTTCTAGCACTGAGCTAGCCTTACTGCTAGTTGGGGCGGCTGGAGCAGCTACTTCTACGCTAACAGACTCTTCGACTACTGCCGCAGCAACCTTCTTGGCAGCAACCGGTGCTGCAGATTTCACAGGAGCGACAGCGACTACTTCTGGTTCAGCATCTTCATCATCGCCAAAAGAAGCACCAGTTTGATCGGCAACCAGGAGAGCTTCTACAGTAGCAACATCCATCTTCTTGCCACGATAATCAGCAAGGTTGAATAGATTCAACTGTTCAATAATATCATCATCTAGATCAGTTTGCTTTGGTGCAAATGAAGATGTGGTGTATGAAGCATATTGCCCGGACTTTGTCTTCTTGATACGGAAATTGTAGCCACCCTTGAATTCAAAAGGTGCTTCCTCTAGATCACCAGACTGGAATGCTGATTGAATTTGCTTGAACACTGCTGGTCCAAAATCAATTAGCTTTACTAGCTGCGATTGATCATGCTCAATAGGAGACTCGACAACGATAACTTGCCCAATGTAGGACTTCTTGCGATAGTACTTCTTACCCATTTCTTCATTCTTTTCATCGTAGTACTTACGTGAGAGAGCGCAGATTGGGCAATCTTCCCCATGCATTGCAAGGCAGGGAACCTTCTTCTTTTTACCGTTAACGACCAATTCATGTTGAAGGTTTTCAACAAGAAATCCTAGATTGTTTTCATCATCTAGATCAGGAAGAAATCGCACTACCGCTACTGCGTCATCAGGCATCTTCCAAAATGGATAAAAGAGCTTCCAGCTTTGATCAGATTCTGTGTTAGATGTCTTCTTATCAAATGCGCTCTTTAGTGCTTCTAGCTTGTTCTTTGCTGTCATAAAAATCTCCAAAGTTAAAAATTAAAAAAATATTATATAACAAACATCATCATAAAGAAACTGCATCAAGTTTCCATTTTGAGCTGCCACAATCCCAAACTCTATTTAATCCTAGCTGCTGAGCTAGTTGCCATTCAGTCTGATTTGATTCAGAAATATCTAGCATCTGCAGCAACCGCTTCTTTTGATATGTCATGCGATGCTTAAGCAAGCCATCATTACCAAAATACCATGCAGCAGGTTTACCACTATCTATCTTACCGAACCCAAGTTGTCGATAAACATCTCCTGAAAAAACCATTTCATCACAGAAAGAAATAAGTTCACCAGAGTAGTGCTGCGATCTGAAGAAATTTAAAACCTTTGTTGGCCCACCAATAATGGTTGTAAACCTTTTGCTACACATTCTAAGTAGTTCTACTGTATCATGTTTTTTGATCCGTGTAAACCGAGGTTTAGAAAAAGTCATAACGAACACCAATTCATCTTCATGGAATAATCCCAACCTCAGAAAAGAACCGCTTGCATTACCAGCAAGATGATTTTCATCTAAGAACAGCTTGGCTTGTTTTTCTGGTATATCTTTTATCTTACAC